TGCCCAGCGGCTACAGCGAAGGTCACCGTCTGTTTGGAAACAGTCGCCACTACGTCAGGAAGCACTTCAGCCACGATTTTTTGGTTCACTAGGATTTTTACTGCGGCTGCCGCAGACGCTTCGAACACGAGAGTCAGGGTGATGATGGCCGACCGCGTTGCGCTAGCTTCGAGTTCTTTTTCAAGTACGATAGATTCCGCTACGCCGCTGTCAGTAACGAGTGATTGTGCCACGGGATGATTCCTTTCAGGAGGGGGGGTCTAGATGCCTTCGCGCGCGTCTTCGTAGGCGTCGCTTGGTACAGTGAAACCCGCAACGCCCTTGACGAGCTGTTCGTCGCACAGTTTCAGATAAGCCGCACGGGCTGTCTCGGTCGCTGCGAGTAGAGCGACCGCGCTTGTTTGTCCGCTAGGTAGCTCGGTCAGCGGGAAGGTATTTGGGATAGGGCACATGGTTTATTCCCCTTCAGCTTCTGGTTCAGAGTTGTCAGATTCGGACACGACGGGCGCTAGAGCACAGCGGCAGTTCGGGTGCTGGGGAGGTTCTTCTCCTCCGTCTAGCGGGTACGGGGAGGCAGCAGCGTTCGCCTCGCATTCTTCGCAGGCATCAGCCTCCGCCATCCATTCGACTTCATCAACACCCGCGTCCTTGTATGTTTCGACGCTCGCAGTTGTCATCGCGCGGTTGTACTCAGTGTTCGCGATGGTGTCGGCGCGTTCCGGGTCTTCGACTACATCACGCACGGTTTTCGCGGTGGTCTGGTAGCTGTCTCCAGCTTCCAGACCGTCCGCTATCGCATTGCCGATTCGTTCCACTGACGTATCGGTCATCCCTTGAATGGTGATATCCGCCTGGTCGAGCAGTTCCTTCAACCCACCATCAGCAGCTTGTGCCGCAGCCTCACCGTAACCGGGGGCCCATTTGTCCCAATACGCGGCGTCCGGTTGCAGACTGACGTCCGTCAGGCTTGCCACCACAGCCCCACCCGCCGCGTGTGCGGCGTCATGCGTGCCCTGGAGGTAGGAGTCACCGTATAGCGCCGTGAGAGCGTCCTGCAGGGCGCTAGGATCGCCAGCTGCGAGCGCGTCTATTGCCGCCTGTGCCTCAGGTCGAGCTGCTTCCGCCTCCTTGGCGAGCTGTTCCTGTGATTGCGTCCAGCTGTCGCACGTCTGATCTTGTCGAACCGGCCAGTCACCGTAACCCCAGCACTTGCCGTCTTGGAACATCATGCAGTTATTGCAGCACTGCGTCTCGTCCTGCGCCAGCCTCAGATTTGGTGGTTCGTGTGGTGCGTCCTTCTGGGCTCTTGCGGCTTTCGCGGCGTTATACGCGGCTTTGATCTGCGCTTTTGTGAACAGCTTGCCGAGCGCCGTAGCAATCAGCGGTCCGTAGTGGGCAACTAGTGCGTCAGCCTGCCCGTGGAACGCCGGCTGCTGCCGGCTACCGCTTTTTTTGACGTCGCCTTGAAGGCGGCGTCCACCTCCTCGCGCGTACGCGCACGTTGGAGACGGCTCCAGATGTCATCGTGCAACGCTTGCGGCAGATTCGGGTCAACGAACTTCCGTGGTGCTCGACCCTTACGCATTCGGTTACGTGAGTTGTCCCTCCAACGGCGAAGCGAGAGAGCGAGCTGCGCAGCCTTGACCGCGTCGTCATCCTCATCATCATCTTCGTCGTCTTCGAGGTCAACCCCCTGGACCCCGGTCGCCACGGTAAGCCCGGTCGTCGCGCCGCTCTTCTCGAACAGGGCGAGGGCGTTGTCGATGATGTCGAGCATCTTCCCGATCGGCGCTTCGGCTCCAGCTTCTGCGCCTTCGGCCGCTTCGTCGCCTGTCGCGCCCTCGTCAGGTGTTGCGCCGCGCATCTCCTGACCGGCTCGTGCTGAGGCTTCCGCAGCGGCCTTCGCCTCAGGCGTACCGACCGTGGGAATGATGCCTGGCGGCGGGACGTATGGTGAGGAGACAAGGTCTTGGTCGTCTGCGACGCCATACGTGTCAGAGTCGACACGGCCGGCCATACTCTCCAGCGCAAGGAGCGGGATCGGGCCGGTACGTGTGTTGTTGATGTACCGCGGGCTCGGTTTGCTCTTGTCGATGGGGCGCCCCAGCTCCGCGCGGATCTCGTCTATCCCCACGACACCATGATCCAGGTATATCCCGTCAGCGGTGGCGGTAGCGACCCTATCCTCAGTCTCTTTCCCGTCATCGAAGCGAATACGAACACGCAGTTTGAGGTGTTCCTTGACGAACAGGTTGATGATGTCCTCGGCGTATCGCAGCAACGGGCTGGTGCCAACACGGAACTGAACGTCGATCTGAGTATCACCGCTCGACTTGTTGACATTCTCTGTAAACCCTAGATCGTTGGGGGTAACACCGAACGCGGCGCAGGTGCGACGCATCAGGTACAGCGGGAACAGCTCATCGAATTTGTTCGACGCGGGCTTTGTCTCCGTGAACTTCGAGCCTGCCGGCACCCAGCGGATCTGGCGAAGCTTGGTCTGGTCGCCTAGCATCACGGCGTCCCATGTCTCCTGCCACGCGCTGATCTGCGTCGGGTCTGACATGTCCGGCGGCGCCTCCATGAAGCCGGCGGGCATCGTGCCTTCAGTAAAGAAGTTCAGGAAGTGCCACTGGAAGCGAATGTCCGTGTTGGCACTCAGCAGCACAGCCTCTAGCGGTGCCAGCCCATACTGCGAGTCAGGCAGCGGGTTCCACGGCTGATAGATCAGGTCGTCTGCGGAGAGCCAGTCCCACGGCAGGCCCTCGATGATCTGTACGTAGGCGGGCGTAGTCGTGCCTCCGAACATCCCTTCGGGCGTCTCATCATCGTCCTCGTCTTCGGGGCGCCTGCCGTAGAAGTCCACCAGCGGGATCATGGTTGTCCCGTCGATCACCTCCAGCGCGATGGGCTCATCTGCCATGTTGCGCCGGATGTACAGTGCGCCCGCGTCGTAGCGAAGCACGTCCTGCAACCACTCAGCGAGCCAGGTGCGGAACGGCTGGCGCTTGTCCGGTGAGTAGAAGAACTCTAGGGCTTGCTCGATCTCAGCGGACACGTCCGCATTGACGCCGGGTATCGGCTCCCAATTGTAGTCGAGCGAGCGGACGTCGTTGATGAGGTGACGGACGCAGATCTGCGCGACGTCGTACGCTTCATATATCGCTTTGATCGTGGGGAAAGGTGTGCGCTTGAAGCGCGGGGTCAGCTGGACGTTCTCGCCAACCGTGTAGTCAAACGTGCGCGGCGGGCGACGTACACCGAAGAACGGGTCGAGCGGACGACCTGGCGGGAACGGCGGTCCCCACGACAAGCCCTGTACGGCGAGCGCTTCCTCTAGCTCCTTCGGCGGCTGTCCGAATCCGCTAGCGAGGTTCGTTTGCAGCCGTGCGGTTAGCTTGCGGCTAAGGTCGGAGGTTGACCAGCTGTTGGTATTGGAGAGCGCGGTCCCAGGCGCCTTACCATCAGATCCTCCAGGGATGGCAGGCCCGAAGCTCTTGGCGGCGTCGCTTGCGTCGATTACGCCGGTCTCGATCAGCGATTGGCTGACTGCCCGCAGGGTCTTCGCGATTACCGCGCCTCGCTGCTGCTCCCGACGCTTGCTAACGATTGGTATCTTCATTTGTCTCCCGCCGCGCCTTATCGGTCCGCGGTTGAGTAGTCTTGACACAACATAGTTTTGTTACTTCATGTCCTCGACGGCTTGGCGCGGCGAACGACCGCGACCTACCCGTGTGCCGGTCTTGGCGATGAAGAAGCCCGTGGTCGAGACTGACAGGTCGATCGCTCCGGAGAAGAAGAGTTCCATCTGGTCCTTCGTAAGCGCGTCGCAAAGTTTGGTCATCTCTAAACCTCCTTAGCAAGATATGCCGGCGTCAGCTCTGCCGGGTCGTTCGGGTTGAAGTTGAAACCAAGGCGCTGTAGCTCGCAGGCTGCTACCCCCGAACAGATGCTGGTGCCTTGCACGCCAAAGTTCCAGTGCCCCTTGAACAGCACTTTCAGCGCTATGGCTGCGATAGTCGCGAAGCCGTACTTCTCACCGACACAGGAGCGCGCGTAGTCGGCAGCGTTGCCTCGCATAGCGATGGCGGCAGATGAACCATCAGTCACAATCCCACCGGGGATGAGCGTCGCCACGCGAACCTGCTTCGTGTCGAGCACCGGATACTTGTCCAGCGGGCTCAGTACGACGCCCTTCGTCAGTGCCTCCACGATCATGCCGTCACCGACGTACACCGCCACATGGTTCCACTGAGCGTATCGGGGACCGTACCCGCGCTGACCGTAGCGGATCAGCTTACTCACAAAGTGATTCGTCTTCACGAACAGTAGGTCGCCTGGTTCTAGCTTCATCGGTCCCGCCATCTCTGTTTCAGGTAAGTAACCCAGAGCCACTCGAGGGCTATGAACCCAGCGAAGGCGATGAGTGCCCAGTCAGTTTCAGTCATGCTGGATCGGCTCGCGGTCCTCGACCATCAGCGACAGGAGCCTGTGGTACAGGTACGCCTTCAGATCCTCTTCTTCGGAGTACGCTAGAGCAACTGGCGCCTCGTCAACGAGCTTCTCGACCGTGTCCTCAAGTATCTGTTCGATGTTGCGTCTGTCCATCAGATGTCCTCAGCGTACAGCGGCGCGTCGCTCGCTATCGCATCGGCCTGCTCTGTAAGGAGGCGTTTGTCGCGAGCCTTGCAGAACTCCTCGAACTCCAGAAGGCGCTTGGCTTTCAAGGTCTCGTTTGCTTTCTCTTCCTTGAGCGCCTGGATTTCCTCCTCCGACAGCGGCGATATCGAGGACGATTGGTTGAGCCAGCATTTACCTGTGCACTGCACACAGGTCTGGAACTCAGCACGTCCAGGGTAGGTCAGGTTGCAGTTGGAACAGCGGTAAGCGATCATTTACCCAAACGAGATAGCGGTCAGCGGATGAAGCTCGATGCCGTTCGACGCTACGCCGGTCTGGCCGTGCAGCTTGTCGAAGAAGCCGACGCCCGTGACTGTAACCGGGATGTTGGGCGTCAGGTTCGGCTTCGGGTAGCTACCCGGAGTTCCGATCTTCGCCTGGAGCGCTGCCCGGACTTCCGTGATCTGCTTCAGCACGACCGACCCATTGGCGCATTTCGGATCGGACGCCTCGACAATCATCGTGTTCGAACCTTCCTGGATCACCAAGTGGAAGTCGCCGTCGGCCTCGGTTTTAGCGACGGTGAGTGTTCCAGAGATACGGTATGTCGTCGTCTCGATCGGACCCACCCTGTCGGTCGGGCTGACCGGCGGCGCAAGCGACACCATGTGCGTTATCGTCGTCTGCTGCGGTTCCAGGTTGACCTGGTTGGCTCCAGGGTCGGTCAGCGTCTTGACAGCCCAGCGCTCGACACCGCACCCACTAGCGGAGTAGTAGTTCGGCGTCTGCGTCACTCTGGTTCGGCTCTTGAACGTCTTGAGCGCCGTCGGTCCTGCCGCGTCGCGCTCAACCACGTGAGATGCTGGTCCTAGTTCGGGCGGGCGGCTCACGGTCTGAGTAGTGGTCGAGCCACACCCAGCAACAACAATTGCTCCGATCGAGATACCAGCGGCAATGAACTTTTTCATGTCTCTTGCGCCTCCAGGCTTGTCTTGATTTCGACTACAGCTTTGGTCATGAAGCGCACACGTGCACGCTCGTCCTTATCGATCATCTTCGCTAACGTGGCACGATCCATCGGGACGACCGAGAACACGTGGAAGTGTGTAGGTCCTCGGACGCACACAGGCATCCCACCCTTCAGCAGGAAGCCGAGGGCGGCGCTGTAGGCGTCCTCCTCCACTAGATCTTGAGCCAGGCGCGCTTAGTCAGCTGGTCGAAGCGGTACTTGCGATTCAGCTTGACCCATCCACCGAAGTGCGGGCTGGAAGCGATCGTCTGGATCTCCAGTGCCTTCGCCTTCATCACGCGGGTGAGCACACGCCGGCGGATCTTGTAGAAGGCGCGCACCACCGCCTTGCGAGATTTTTCACCGCGAGGCAGGGAGTCGAACTCCCGGCACCAGCGCAGCTCGTCCGCCGGCTGCCAGTGGTTTGGCGGTGCAGGCTTAGGCTTCGGCTGACCGTGGATCATTTCGAAGAATTTGTCGTACACGAGGCTCACGTCGATGTTGGGCGATTCTTTGCTTTCGTACTGTGTCGCCTCACAGTTCGATTCGATGTGCGGAACCCCTGTGTAGTGCGCCGCCCATATCATGTATTCGCTGCGGTGGATCGCGTGCACCTCCATTTCAGCGACCAGCGCCCCAACGTTCGAGATGCTCGTGTACAGCACCGGGCGTAGCAGCCCGCGTTTGTGCTGGCGCCGAGTCCATGCGGGTGCCGTGGCGTTCGTCGCGTCACCGTTCTCGATGTCGAGACAGTCGGCGTCATCCACTTCGAACACGGCGATCGTGAGGTGCGGCAGGTGGGGGAAGCGAGCGAGGATACCCTTCGAGCTTTGCCATTTACCGTCGATGTAGCCGGCGGTCGCTTGTGTCCCCTTGTCAGGGATGGCGTTCGCATCGGTGCTGTCGATCATCGTGAGAGTCATACGAAACCCTTCCAGTTGGCGTCCGTGAGTGTGTTTACTGTCCCTAGTCCCTGGACTGGGGACAGCCGGTCAGCCTGCTCCTGATCCAGTGGTATCGCCTCACGCCGGCAGCTGGCGATGTCGACAGCGTTCATATGAGGAAACCCGCCTGCTGAGAAGGTGTCCTTCGACCACACATCACCGTATGCGCGACCGAGCCACTTCAAGGTACTCGCGGCTCGTGTCAACGCCGATGGCACGTCGGCCATAGTCGGTGGCCACCTTGACTGCCGTTCCCGTGCCGACAAACGGGTCCAGAAGCATACCGTCGGTGGGACAGGTGGCGAGGATAGGCGTTCTACAAAGCTCGGCTGGAAAGACGGCACAATGTTTGTCCACGCGCCACTTATCTTCAGGAATGATCTGCCACACGTCCCCGGGCTTGCTGCCCTTTGCGTGATACGGAAGGATGCAGAAGCCCCGCTTTTCAATCTCGCTTGCCCGACCCGAGACCTCAACTACATCGGAATGAGTTATCCGCTGCTGTCCGCGAATGATCATTCGGAAGTCGGGCATTGAACCATCCGCAACGCGCCTGAGCGCGTCGTCTAGGGCGACACGTGCCGCCGCCCGCTCTTCCTCGGTGAGCGCTGTACTGCGGTCAATCTGCCGACGATACCTGACGCCACTAACGCCGGTAGCCGTCACGATTCGGCCATTTTTCACGCTGGGCGGCGCAGGTGGGTTGCGGACCAGGTCAAGGTCGTAGAAGTAGGACCGCTCGCGAACAAAATGGAATACAAACTCGTATAGGTCCCGTAGCTTGTCCCTGGCGTTGTCCGGGTTTCCCTTGACCTTGTCCCAGACAACGGCGTTGCGAAGGATCCAGCCCTCTTGCTGAAGAGCGAGCGCCGCGCGCCACGGGATGCCACATAGATTCTTTCGGAAGTAGGTATCCCCGATGTTCAGCCACAGCGAGCCAGTCGGCTTGAGGACGCGGGGAAGGTCGGAAAGCTCGGAGACCAGATCTTCCACATACTGCTCAGGGGTCGGCTCCTCCCCGAGGGCAGAGGAGCCTTGGTACTGCCTCACGGACCAGTACGGCGGACTCGTCATCACACAGTCAATCAGCGAGTCGGGCAGGTGTTTGAGGGCCTCAGACGCCCGACCCTCAACGAGTAAAGCTCGCTGGCCGTCGTCGGTGCCCAGGTCGGCCACCTGGCCGAGGTCTGACGCCCTTACGATCCGTGGCGCGCGTTGCGGTCGCGGCGCAGTGGGGGGCGGCGTTAGCTTGGAGCCTATGGACGGGTCAGCAGTCATAGTTCGCTCCTGCTGCTAGCCCATCGGCCGGCGCGTGACAGCGGCCTACGTGCTTCGGGTCGTACGTGTGCGGTCCCTCGTGTGCGTGGTGCTTCGTGCACTGCATCGACGTGTCCTCGTAAGCGGGGATGTGCGCGATGTTCCGTGCGCAGCGGATGCGGGGTCGCCGGTCGGGACGCTTTCCTCTGCTGTTAGCCCCCAAGCGGTGTTTGGGTTGTCCGCGCATAGCGGTTAGAAACTCGTCGCGGGTCATGCTGTCGCCTCTTCGTACGCGGTGATCTCGGCTTCAGCTTGGCGGATGCCTCGCTGCGCCCGGCGTACGTGGCACTCCACGTCCGTGATCGGCACGTGGATGATTCGCTTGCCCATCATCGGGCGGGATTTCCTTGCGAGGTGCGAGAGCGTGTTTTTGTTCCGGCTGCGTATCTTGGCGTGCCGGCGCTCCGCACGGGAAGGTGTGCGGAATTCGTCCGGTCCGACCTGGATCATCGACACACGACCGATGCGGGTCAGGGCGGAGTATTGCTTCTTCGCCTCCTCGATGCCTTGCTTCTTCCGTTTGCGCTTCGGGGTCCAGGGGAAGCGGACCTTGCCCTCCGTCTTGGACTTGTCGAGCTTCATCAGCTTGCCGCCCTCGCGAGTACGGCGCTCAGTCAGATCAGATGTGGTTGCGCGTTTCATGCTGGGCGCTCCGAACCTGGCGGCGTCAAGGCACTGAGCACAATGCCAGCCATCCGCTGCGCTCCCGTCTCCTCGCCTTCGTCCTGCAGAGTGATAACTACTAGAGCCATCGAGAGACCTCCATCTCTATTAGCGCCGGGAGCCGAGGCGTGCAGGTTGCGTATCCTGCCACATTCCGCCTCGGCCCCCTTACACATGCTCAGCGAGTCTAGCGCGCGTCGGGCTTGCTGTCAAATGTCTGCTCAGCCCGCTCGACCTCCTCCTCGCGCTTCGCCTGCTTCACGCCCGTATCGTGCAGGCTGCGAGCTATGACCGCCTCACGGCGTCGCTCCTTCTCGCGCTTCCGCTTCTCAGCGTTCTTGCTCACGCCGGCACCAGCGAGAGTGCACCGGCCTGTGTCTTCTTCTCCACCTTGCCGACCAGCGTAGCTGGACCGAGCGGCTGGTGCTTCATGCCGGTCTTCACGTTCTCCTGAATGCAGGCGACGATGGAGACTTCATCCTTGTTCACCTTGTCAGGCGACCAGCCAGCGGTGACCTCCCGCTCCTTGCTCTGCCCGTCCTCGCCCTGGATCTTGCACTTCCACGTGAACTTCATGTTGACCTCCTACTCGTTTTCGTTTAGCCAACCGCCGCATTTAGCGCACTGGAATTCACCGCCGTCAGCATATTCCATGAAACGGTGATGGCCTCCATCCTTGCACTTCTCCTTGGCGTACTGGCGGATGACCTCATGGTCGAGCTTCGGCAGCTGCTTCAGCTCAGGAGGAGTCGGGCGCCCTTGCTTCATGATTTCATCCTGCATTACCGTCATGAACGCAGCACCCTGCCCGCCCACAAGACCGAGATACGTTAGCCCCCATACGAGTGCATCTAAGCGGTTCGGGGACCACTTCGCATCAGGCGTCCAGGTCTCCTGCTCCAGCCTCAGCTTAGGAAAGTCGCTCAGGTGGTGAACTCGTCCCTGGTCATACAAGGCGGATATCGGCTCGGCCCGTAGCTGCTTACCGCGGGTAGCTGTCACCTTGGCGTACGGCACCCCAGCACGTACCGCTTGAACCAGCGTGCCGATCATGTCGCCGCCGTTGTTCGTCTCTGCGACGATCCGGTCAGCTTTCCAATGTTCGTACACTGCCACGACGTGCTTCGCCCACTCTGCCGGCGGAAGGTGACACGTCTGATCATCTAGCACGTAGCCATGTCCAGGGCAGTGCTGTAGCTCACACGTCTCCGATTGATGTGGGCCGCGCGCTACGACGATGATACCTGTATCGTCCGCGTCCTCACCGCTCGTGACTGCTGGGTCTACGGCTACGACGATACGAGTGAAATCCTCGAAGTTAGGTTCCATAGCGACCTGGCCCCCCGGTCAACGTTCCGCTGTTGCGCTCGATCATGTCCGGCGTCCAGAGTGCGCCGGGTACGTCATCAAGCAGTTCACCGAACAGCTCTTGGCGCTCGAACCTCGTACCCTTGTGTCTTGTTTCCATGTCTGTGATGAAAGCCTCGGCCAGGTTGTCCCGATTGTCAAAGGTTGAGCCGCGGGTTATGACCACGCTGTCATCCTTGCGTCCTGTGAACTCACGGACCAGCTTAGATTGCCCCTCGGGTGTGGTGGTAGCTACGATCTGCGCCGGCGATCCCTTGCGGCGAATAGCCATCGAGAGCGTCTTGTAAGCTTCCGGGTAGGTGTTCTGCGACTGCGCGATCTCGTCTAGCCATACTCCTGATAGGTTCGGTCCACGACAACGCTCTGGTGTTTCCGCGCTGTAGCTGCGTATGATCGAGCCATTAGGGAGTTTCACTTCCAGCGACGAGAGGTTATACTGCACACCTGGTACATCGAACAGCACTGCCTGCAAAGCCAACATACAGACCTCCTTGAGATCCTTGTACGTCGGCGCGACGATTGCCCATTCGGTGCGCGGGTGTCGTCGGGCTTCGTGTGCGATCCACTCGGCACCGCTACGAGTCTTGCCGAAGCCTCGGCCTGCCATGATCAACCAAACCCGTGCCTGGCCTTCCTTGAATGCCGGCGGAGGTTTCTGCGTTGTCCGAGCGTGTGGCTCTGCCCACTGCCCGTGCGGTTTTCCGTCGCACTTGGATCTATCGCAATACCAGCGGCTCTGTGGTTTCGCGAACTCCTCTAGAAGCTCAGCGACGCCCATAGTTGCGAAGAGATCGCCACTGAGGGTGGAGAAAGTGGCAGCAGGGCACGAAGCGCGCCTCGTCCGACTTCACGACGACGCCGCGTCTCACGGCTTGCTGGCGTACGCCCAGTGCGTGACCCAGCGCGTACCAGATCGCGCAGCACGGCGGGTAGCCGTAGCGGAAACCGTTCCGAAGATGCTGCCAGGAGGTCATGCGTAGTGATCGTAGCGGTCAGCTAGAGCGGAGTCGACCTTGTGAAGTAGCGTGACCTGGTCAGGTAGAACGATCATACCGCTTGGGATCACGATCTCCTCTTCACGGAATTCCCGGTCTGTGCCGAGCCCGCCGAAGGTGTCACCTAGCGACGTCTCTGTGTGGTGCGCTGAGTCGTGGGGCTCTGGGTTATCGCCGGGCGCCATCAGTCCTCCTCGTCTCGTACGTCGCAGAGCGCGTTGATCAGGTATGCCTCACACAAGCCGAACGCTTCCTCAGGCTCGAAACCCTCGTGTAGTAGACCGCGGCGCATTTCGCCAAGCATCCGTGTGGTTGCGGCGATACCGAGCAGCCCGTTGACCATGATCTCGTTCTCGGTGTCCGGGTCGATGGGGAAGTCGTCGAGCATCAGCCCCAGCCGCCCGCAGCCCACAGCACCAGGTCGAGTATCGCTAAGTAGAACACTAACACCCACCAGCCCATCACATCTCCTCCGCAGTAGCGTCGATTGCCTCAGGCCACCGCTTGCGCACGAAGCCTAGCACACGTTTGTCGAGAGTGATCCCCAGGTCCTCCAGCAGTCCGTGGATAGCGATGGCTTCCCGATCGTCTTTGGCTTCCTGCACCTTTGCAAGCCGCTCGTCGATGTTGAGCGAGGCGATGTCCTTGCTCAGCTTCCAGCAGTATTCAAGCCACTCCTTATGCTTGCGAATGGCGAGGTTCAGCTCGAGCGGGGCGGAGGTTATCTCCTCAACCACAACGCCAGGTTCCTCCGCACCCTTCTCTTCCTTGAGTGGTCGGCGAAGGATGCTGGTCGGTCGCACGTAGATCGACTCAGGGTCGAGCGCTACGACTTCCTGGCGGAAGTGCTCGGCGTAGCCCCACCCGATAGCGAGCGCGTCAGTGAGCGCGACATACGGATGGACTCGAACAGGGATAGCCAAGCGATCCGCGAGCTGCTGCGCCTTGACGAGCTGCCCGGATCGTTCGTGCGTCACAGTGCTGCCGCCATGTAACTTGCAGGAGCCGACGCCTAGATGCCTGGTGCCCCAGCCCTTCGGCTGCGTACACAGCCCGCCGCTTCGCTTCGCTCCACCGCAGTGCGTCTTGGCGTCATAGCCTTTAGGAGATTTGCGAGCCGTCATAGCCAGCGCGGGAGATTTGCGAACCGCCATGGTCTCAGCATACCTCCATCAGGATAGAGAAAACCTACCGCAGCGTGCGCAGTCGCCCTATGGTGGGCGTCAGTCGTCTCGGGCGGCTTGACCACTATAGCCATAGTCGTCCGATCCGTCAATCCGGCCACCCAACCCCGTAAGTACGGGCCAAACGCGGCCAGTCATGCCGGCCTTCGCCGTTGGCTAGCCTAGCCAGCGTGTCGCAGTGGCAAGCTTGTGGGGCACACCAGCAGCCCCAGACCTTCTCAGCCAGCTCCTCCAGATCCTCTAGCAGCCTCGGCTGCTTCAAGATCCAAGCCGCGTGCCATGCGATGTTCTCCTCACGGGTGCCGGCTGAGAACGGGTTGCCCCAAGGTCCTGGGCGACCGCCGTAGACATCGTACGGCGCGCGCTTGAAATGCACGACTAGCGGGTGAGCCATAATCTCAACTTTCTCGTTTTGATCGTCAGAAACGCATAAGTTCGTTTTTGCTCTGTCTTCTGAAGTCGAGGCTAATCTCAACTTTCTCGTTTTGATCGTCAGAAACATAAAAGTTCGTTTTTGCTCTGTCTTCTGAAGTCGAGGCTAATCTCAACTTTCTCGTTTTGATCGTCAGAAACGCATAAGTTCGTTTTTGCTCTAACTTGAATTACCGGAGCCATCGTCTTAGCGCCTTCCCTATTCCTATGAGATGCCACAGTACGTCCACCGCAGCTACTGCTCCGATTGCTCGCTTGACCATCGTCTCATCCTTTGTGGTTTGCGCTTGCGTCCGCGTTTCTTCTCTCCTACACCTCGCACTGCATCCGCGAACTTTGCAGCCATAGCCCGTGCTATCGCCTCTGGCTCTTCAGGCATCGCCTTCGCCGGCATGTTCGTATAGCCGTGACCGTCGCCTGGTGAGCCTGTCGGCGTTAGTAGGTTCGGTGGGTCGGTGTGGTCTCCTAGAGATAGCGTGATCATCCACACGCCGTCTGGTCCTACCATTCCTGCCAGCTCCTCGTAGACCTTGGGGAAGTGCCTGAACAGCGCGCCCTTACCGAGCACCTTCACATCCATCACAGTGAACGCCTCGCCGCCGGACTTGTACTTCCGTCCGATATCTGCGAAGTCTGGCTCTATCACCCGCCATATCTTCACAGCCTTCTTCGTCTTCAGCTCTAGCAGCTCGTCATCGTTCAGCCTCATTGCGGCGCCTGCTCCTTCCGAATCATAACGATGTGGACAGCCTCCTCACCGGCAGGCAACACGTCCCGCAGGCTCCAGCCCTCCTCCAGTTTGTCGTTGATCCACCTCTCGGCTCTAGCCTCCAAGTAGTCGGTTGATACAGCCTTCTTCTTAGCTGCCTTTCCTCGAATCGTCGTGAAGTTCACTGTGGTTTTACCTCTGCTCATCGTAGGTCGATTCCTCCTTGGATTGGTTCGATAGTGAAGTAGGCGCACTTATCGCTGAGATTCGCAAACAGCTCATGCCACGTAGTCGAGGTCGAGCCTGGTCCTCGTTTCACTCGCACCACGTAGTCAATGCAAGCACTGCCGTGATGCGCGGTTCGAATCGCGAGTATACTGCACTCCCAGACAGGCTCACTTCCGCTCGTAGTTGAAAAGACGTCCTCGCTGCTGATCTGCATGAACAGATTCTTGGCTTCCTCGTTGATCATTAGTGCCCCAGCTCTCTGCCTAGAGCTTCGTCGCGCATACGCGAAACATCTGCCTCTGAGCCGACGGCATCATCCAAGTATCGTCCGGAGCAGATGCGGTCGTCGGTCCCTAGCCCGCGAGTGCTGAAGCTCAGCAGGCACAGACACTGCCACGCCGCGTGCGACATGTGTGGTAGCCCGCTCTCCTCATCCACCTCGCGGCCTGCCCAGAACTCGTGCAGGTGCCGCTGCATAGCATCATACGCTAGCGACCACTTGAAACCGCGCATGTAGTTCAAGTAAGCATACTTCTGCGCACCAAACCCGGCGACCTTCGCCACCTCTAACAGTGCGTCTGGGTCGAGCGCCCCTAGCTGCGCTAGCTTCGATCCCTTCTGCCCGCCTGTACTTGGGTCGGTGACGCGTGTCTCACCTGTCCATATAGGGAAAGGATCGCACTTGCATTTCGGCAGATCGTCGAGGTACTCGTCAGGCTTGAACACCTTGTCCTGAGCGTTGCGAGTTAGAATCTCCAGTCGTTGCTTCGCTAGCTGCTCATGTCCATGT